CCATAGTGTTGCATAGCTGATCTCATTCAGCAGCTCATTGATGATGTCCAGGTAGCTTGTCCCGATTTCCCAATCCTCCCGGGCCTCGCTGAGGACCTCTTCCGTGTCGGTCGCGCTGATCAGGATGATCCCCGCGGCCGAGAGCAGCGACACCACAGCCGCGACGTAGTTCGTTCCTGCCGCGAAATATACCCTGTCCTCCGTTTTGCAGTCCCTCACCTCCCAGCATCTGTCGTTTGCCGTGATGGTGACGGTCTCCTGCGTGTCGTCGTCTCCGTCCGTGACGTCGACCGGCCGGTACACGCCGAGCCGGTACGTCACACCGTTGATGATCAGCTCCGGCCGGATCGCGTCGGTGAGCCGGTCGAAGGAGTCCGGCGGCTTCAGAAACGTCCCGGAGAGGCAGGTCTTGACGGTGTCGGCGTCGTTCATGTTGATTCTGGGCGCCTGCCCTTCGGCTGGGTGGAGATCGCCGAAGTCGGCGCCATTCCGTATGATCTTGTAACGAAAATCAACTGTTCTCGGCGTCATCGACAAAGTCCTCCCAGTCCGTCTGTTCCATGGTGAATATGTAGGCGGTGTATAACTGTTTGACCTTCTTCCGCATCTCTTTCAGCCCGCCGACCATTATCTGGCTGGCGCGGCTTTTCACGATGACGACCTTCTTGCAGAGCGCCTCGAATGCTTCCGATTCTTCGACCGTCATGAATGCGCAGTCGAAGGATCCGGTCAATGTCTCATACGGCGACTGCTCCTGAGACGGATAAGTCCTGCCGTGTATGTGTGTGCTGCTGGACTTCTTGGACCAGCTGAAATCCTGCTCTCGGTCCCTGTTTTCGCTCAGCCGGAGTGAGATCCACGGCCCGCCGGAGAACGCCGCGATCATCGGATATCTCACGTCCATCTCCCCGGTCACGGTGTTGCTTTGTGCGTAGTTTCCGTTTGTCCGGAAGACTCTTGCGAAGTATTCATGGCTCCCGATGGCTAGACGGTCCGTGTAATCGGTCAGCGTCGCGCCGGTTCCGTCTTTCGTGCTGACAACTGCAATCAGCTTTCCGTCCCGGTACCACCGGATCTTCTCTGCCGTTCTGTAGTTCAGCGCCAGTTCGGCGTCGATCCCGAACTCTCCGCTCAGGACCAGCGTCGAGCTGTCTGAGTTCTCCACCGCGATGGAGGTCTCGGCGTAGTTGCTCCATAACCCGTATGAGCCCTGAATCCGCACGAGGATGCTGTGGACCCCGTCTTCCAGAGGTTCCGGCACGGTCCAGCTGTAGACGCTCGGCCCGTATTCTGCGGCGACGATCTCGCCGTCGATGGTGATCTCGTAGGCCTCTTGGCCGTCCGACTGCCAGCTGATCGTCGTCAGAGGTACCGCCGTTGCCGAGAGCCCCTGCGGCGCGGCCGGCGCCCGCAGCACCACGAACGATGCTTCATTGACCGGTCCGGCCACGTCGTCGCGGTTGACGGCCTGCACGCGCCACTGGACCGGCCCGGCCTCGAAGGTTCCCTCCGGTACCGTGTACTCGTAGACCTCCATGGTGGTGCTGAGCAGCTGGTGCCACTGGCTGGCCGACTCGGTCGGGAGCTTCCACCAGAGCGTCATCCGCTTCGGTGCCGTTCCGTCGCTGTTCTGGACCATCCACCGGAATGTGATCTCCTTCGTCCCGTCTTCGGTTCTGCCCACCGGCGAGACGCAGATCGCGTAGGCCGTGGACGCGGTTGTGCTGATCGTGTACGTCTCCGACTGTGAGGAGCAGCCGCCGACGTCCGTGCCGGAGACATACCACTCGATTTCGCTGGCTACCGGGAATGTGTTCGCCGGGATCGTGACGCTGCCGGTGCTTCCGTCCGCCGCCACGTCGGTCCATGTTTCCGCCCCTTTTACTCGCCAGTGGAAGACCGCCGAGGCCTGATCGTAGGAGGCCGTCGGCGTCGCGAAGTACCAGGCGAAGGTGATCGCGTTCCGCGGATCCGCGTAGCCGGATGTCGGGCAGTCCTGCGGTGTAATCTTCGACTTTACTGTCGTGAAGTTCTGCTCCGATGTCGTCGAGGTCGTCCCGCCGACGTCCGTGCCTTCCAGGTACCAGTTGACCGTGGAGGCGTTCCCCGGGAAGGTGTTCTTCGGCACGGTGAGGCTTTTCTCCGTGCCGCTGGCCTCGATCGTCTGGTAGGGATCCGACGTGGACGCCCGCCAGTACAGCCTCGCGCTGCTCTGCTCATAGTCGCCGAGAGCGTTCCGGAAGGCCCAGGTGAAGCGCAGCGGCCCGCCGGACTCCACGTCCCGGCCGGATGGATAGGTCAGCGCCGTGATTTTGGTCGTCGGCGTCGTGAAGGTCGACGTATTGAGCGAGATGGCCGCCGCTCCCTGCGGCGTGCAGGAGAAATACTGTTCCACCGTCGCCCCGGTCGGCAGGGTGTTTGCCGGGATTGTGATGCTCTTGGTGTTCCCGCTCACGCTGATCGTGTGCCAGGTGCTTTCCCCGGTCTTGCGCCAGTAGTAGGTCGCCGAGCTCTGCGGATAGTCGTAGCTGTCCGCCTTCAGGGTCCAGGTCAGGGTCCTCGCGCTGCGCGTGTCGATGTTTGACCCGCTTGGCAGGTTGTAGACCGTAAGATTGACCACCGAGGTCGCGAACGACATGGTGTCGCTCTGAGTGGTCGTTCCCTCGGTGTCCGTCGCGCGGACATAGCACTGGATCGTGCTCGATGGCGGGAAGGTCGTCGCGTGGATCGTGACGCCTTTCGTCGCGCCGGAGACGCCGACGCTGTGCCAGGACGACTCCGCCGAGGTCTTCCAGTAGAACGTGGCCGACGCCTGGGTCCAGCTCTCATCGGCGCAGCGTCCTCCGTTCGGCAGGAAGTCCCACGTGAACTGCGCCGCGAGGCCCGGGTTCTGGGTGCCGCTCGGGCTCTTGGCCAGATTGCCGACCTTGCTGGTGATCGTTGACGATTCGTCATAGGTCACTTCGAGATACGGCAGGCCGCCCCCGGCGAGGCGAATCTTGGTGAAGGCCTGCCCGAGTGGCCGTGCCTCCGGCTCGAACTGGATGCCGTTCTGGATCGCGTCCGCCGCGGCCGACGGGTTTTCACTATAGTAGGAAGTGATCCAGACGTCCTCCGAGGTGTTCGGCGCGATCTCCGCGTGCATTTGCCCTCCGGACGCCAGGGATCTCCCGGGCTTGTTATTGTGTGTCAGCGTGGACGGATCGAAGTCAGCATTGTTCGGATAAGCGAAGAAGCCCTGTGCGCTGGTGGAGCTGGAAACAGTGCGCAGCAGCGCCCGCAGCCTGCAAGAGATCAGCTTCTTCCTCTTCAGGCTGCTGCTGATGGTATTAAAGCCGAAGAAGAGCTGATCGCTGTCCGTGATCTCGTACCAGGTCGACGTATTGGTCGGGAAGACCGTGTTCGCGCTTCCCGCTTTGGTATATCCGCTTTTCTTCAGGGTCAGGTTGACGGTGCTGGCCATCGAATCACCTCTTTTGTCTCAGTGCCGGCGCCTCTTTGGCCATCCGGATGATATCGTTAAATTCCTGGACGTTCTTCGCGTCGATTGTGATGTAGAACGTATCGCCGCCGGTGCGGCTCTCCTGGTTGCTCATGATTTCCGAGCCCTTCGGCAGGCGTACCAGTTCCGGTCCGGCCTCGCCGACCCATGTCAGGCCGCCGCGCCAGTTCTCCGTGCCGCCTGCATTGTGGCCGTAGACATAGTTTCCCGTCTTCAGGTCATAATACTGTCCGGTCGCCGTGTCGAAGCCAAGCCCGTCTCGCGTGCTCTCTCCGCGCATGTTCGCGTGGAATTCCTGGTACTGATCATAGGTCCCGCTCTGCTGCATGTAGACCGTCTTGTAGTGGCTCAGGGTGCCGGAGCTCTCTCCGAAGCCCATCGCGTTCCCGATTCTCTCGAGGCCCGCCATTCTGCCGCCTCCGGAACCGGTGATTACCTGGAACAGGCCGCCCACCACGTCCGCCGCGTCCGCGATCAGAGCGACGAACTGCGCGACCGCTCCGAGCGTTACCTTGAGTACACTGAGCTGATTGTTGAACCCCGGTATCCCGCTCGCGATGTCTGCTCCCGTCTCAAGGATGTCGACCAGGCTGGAAATGATGCTCGCGAGATTGGTGATCAGGCCGGATCTCTCAAGCGCCGCTCCCGCCTTCGTCACCAGATTGGAAAACAGGTCCATTGCTGCTTTGCTCGCCGGGGCGAAGTCTGCGGACATCTGCTTTCGGAGTGCTTCCATTGTGAGCTGTACCCGCTGATAGGAATCATCGACTTCCGCAAGCTTCTTGATCTGGCTCTCGTCGAGGACATAGCCGGTAGCTGCCGCCTCGTTCGCGAGGTCCTTCATGGCCTTGCTGCCCTGGAGGATCAGCGGATTCAGTTCCTGCGCCGACTTTCCCAGGATGTCCATTGCAGCGGCGTCCCGCTCTGTCTGGTTCTGGATGTTCCCGAGGGCGTCGATCAGCTCATAAAAGACATCTTCCGCCGGCCGGAGCTGTCCCGTTGTCGCGTCTGTAATCGACACGCCGAGGTCGGCAAACTTTGCGGCCATCTCTTCGCTTCCGGAGTTCGCGTCGGCCATGTTCCGCGTCAGTCTGGTCAGGGAACCGGAGATCGTGTCGACGGAGACGTCGATCAGCTCTTCGGCATACTTCATTTCCTGGAGCGTCTTCGTCGCGATCCCCGTCGTCATGCTGCTTGTGACGAGCTCGTCCACATCCGCTGCGGTCTGGATCGTCATCTCGTGCAGCTCCGTGACCGCTTTCACAAGCGCCGCGACCGCCGTCACTGCCGCCGTCATGGCCGCGACGGTACCGGCAGACATTCCCTCCATACCGGACAGCGCCTTCTTCGCTCCGTCCGGGATCTTGATGCCCATCTTCCCGGCGAGGTCTTCCATGATTCCGCCGACTTTTCCCCAGACATTGCCCTGGTTCTCGATTGCCTGGTTGTTTTCCTCGATGGCGTGCTGAAGGTTATACTGTGCAGCCTCGGCGTTATTCAGCTCCGTCTGCCATTTCATGGCCTCCGCAGAGCCCTCGCCGTATTTCTTGGCCGCATGTTCGAGCGCCTGACGCATAACGTCGACCTTTTCTTTCTGATCCAGCAGCTGCCGGTTCAGCAGATCGCCCTTCTTCGTCAGGAACTCCACGGAGTCGGAATTGCCCTTGTATTCCGCCTGAAGCTTCTTCATCTCCGATGCGAGGACGCGGTTTCCGTCGTTCAGGCTCGTCAGGGCCTGTTTATATTCATTTTCACCGTCGAGCACGACTTTCGCGCCTGCGGTCCTTGTCGCCATAGATTAGCCTCCTCTCATGTATTCTCTGAGGCTCTTTTTCTGCTCTTGTTTTCGCTCCTGTCGCGGTGCATCCTCATCCTCCCGGATGACATGGAACTGCGCGTCATAGAGCGCCGTCAGTTTTGCCGGGTTCATCGTCCGCCAGAATTGTTCTTCCGGCATTCTCAGTGTGAAAAGCCAGATGGAAAGATACCGGGCGAAGTCGATTGATCGGCTTGCCCGGTTCTTCAGTTTCCCAGGTTTTCCTCGCTGCCTTCGTCAGGTTCCGGCGCTTCCTGGTTTTTCTCTTTTACTCTCGGCAGCACGGCCTCGGTCACAAGGGCCATGATCTTCACACCCGGGATTTCATCCTGGTGAAGTCTCCGACCAAGCTGTTTCGCCGTGAAGCGCTCCGGCCAGCCCATTTCGTCTGCGTAATCGTTCAGCATGGCGGCGAGGAATACGAGGATCCCTTTCATCGCCTTTTTGCCGTTCAGCGATTCCATGAAGTCCCCGTCGTATTCCTCCTGGACATCGGCGAGTACATTCATGTTGCAGCGGAGCCTGTACCGTTTCCCGTCCAGCTCAAACGGGATCTCTCTCATCTTGACGCCGCTCATACAAGCACCGCATTAACCCAGGCCACGGCCTCGGCTTCGGTGTCGACGGTCGCGTCTTCAATGATGTCATGCGACGCACTGTCGTCCGACATGAGCTCGCCGGTTGCGGTCGGCGTCGCGAACTGGATTGACTCGCCCTTCGTCTGGAATGACATCGAAGGCAGTCCGAACTTCGCCTTCCGGAAGTGGAAGCAGTAATACTTCTTCTCCGTGTCGACCATGTCCGGCGCATATCCGGCGACGCCGACATACTTCGGGCTGTCGTCCGAGCCCGTGACGAGCCCCGTGATCGCTTTTGCCGTTCCGCCCTCCGGCGTGATGCTCCTTGTCTTTTCCCTGGAGCCGAAAAGAACCTTCTTTGCCGGATCCGGGATGTATTTCTCAGCGATGGACAGCGTTCCGCCGGTGACTTCCCTGAGATACTCGGCCAGACGGCCTTCAGCATAAAGACGGGCCTCGGCGAAGCGGAGCTCCATGTTGACGCCCATCGCGTCGCCGATCGTCTGAGCGTTCTCATAGGTGACGGCATTGTTTGCGCCGAGCTTATACTCGGCGATTTTGATTCCTTTCAGGTCAAACTGCGGCATGTGTTATTCCTCCTCATTTTTGGAATTCATTTTCAATCCAGTCTCCGACAATGTCGATTCCTGGCTGAACGATTTTATCTTCTGCGCCCGTGATCGCGGTCCCGATGAACGGCCTTGCCTTGACCTTTCGGGATCCGTATTCGTTGACGAAAGCGATCTCCGCGTTTCGTGTTCGCTTCTTTCCTCTCTGGCGTGACCCCATGAAGGTGATCATGGAGTATCCGCCCTCCGGTGTGATCTTCGGTTTCTTTCGCTTGATTTTGTCCAGGATGTGCACTTCGCTCTCCGGATCGCGCACGCCCATCGACTCGCCGGTCCTTCTGATCTCCGTCTCCGCGACTTCGGCCATCTTGTCGAGCGCTTCTTCCGTTACGCTCTCCGGGATGTCCGAGATTCTGTTATATGCCGCCTGGAGATCGTCGAAGCCGAACAGCTCAAGCCTGGCCATAGGTCGGGCCTCCATTGCAGCACTCGCACTCGAAGACGTAATGCTGCCCTGCCGCCTCGTTCGCGTCCTGGATCGATGGCGTGGTAAAGTCTGCCGCCTGGAGAGCCTGGCAGATCTGCACCTTCATCGGATCCGGGTTCTTCCCGTTCGGGAGGAAGTAGTGCACCTGCACGAGATACCGGGCAGCGTGTGCGACTCCTTCCGCGAAGACCTCCGGGATCATGGAGTGATTCCAGACGATATACTCTTCGCTTTTTCCGGTGTACTCGATCGGCGCCACTCTCCCCGGCAGCAGCGGCTCGAGCGTTGCCTTCAGCAGCTCGTTTGTCGTCATCTCCACACCTCCGTCAGATACAGCATCAGTGTCCCGCGGCCGGTCGGATACGTCCGGCCGATCTCGTATGTCTTGTCTCCCCGCTCCAGCTTCCGCTCGCCCTGGAAGTCATCTTCCCAGATCTCCACTGTAGCTGAGATCCTGACGCCCGCCTTCATGGCCTCGTAATACTCCGCTCTTGATGCACCTTCGACGAAGGTGCAGAAAATTTCCCTTCGCGTAGGAGGATCATGCTCCACGAATCCGGCGCTGTCCTCGGTGGTGTTCTCGCTGATCAGCGTGATCACGTCCGTCCACGGTGTCCGGTTGGTTTTGTCCGGGCTGAATGCTCTGCTCATTCGCTCCCGTCCTCCTCCCGGAATTCGGAAGCTTTCGACATGGCATTCGCCAGCGCTTCAAAGGATCCGAGATACCGGTCGCCGTCGCCCTGGAAGTTGAACCAGTACCGGCAGAACAGTTTGATCGCCGTTGCCGTCGTTTTGTTGTTTTCGCTTACGATGCCGACGCCGATCTGAGAGAGGCGCTGCTTTGCCGTGGTGATCGCATCTTCGATTTCATGGTCCTTTTTGCTGTGCGTGATACTGAGATCCGCCTTGACGTTGTCAAGCAGTTTCGTCGCCATTGTCTAACCCTCCAAAAGGACGGGAGAGCCCTTGTCAGGCTCTCCCGTTGGTTTTGTTATCTGCCTCAGATCAGGAGGCGAAGGTGCCCTTCACGGCGCCCTTCGGGTTCTTCAGGCCAGCGTCGAAGAGGCTGTATGCAGTCTTGCATTCGGCCGCAGACTTCGGCAGCGTGGAGGAGAAGATCGTCAGGTCGTCGTAATCGTTCGCGAGGAGCTGGCCCTTCACGACGATATAGAAAACGCCGTCTGCGAGGTTGACGTCTTCCTTGACCTTCGCGCCGTAGATCACACCGGCGACGGTCGGATCATCCATCGCGGACGCCATGAACAGCGGATGCTTGTTGGTGTCCTGGATGCCGGCGATCGTGTTGTAGATCGTGGAGGCGTTGGCATAGATGATTTTCTGGCCCTTGCCTTTCAGCTTGGCCAGCTCGGCGCGGATGCCCGCGTCGGTCTTCGGGACGGCTGCGTTCACGTTCGCAGCGGCGATCGCAGCAGCAGCGACGGCGGATCCGCCTGCCGGCGCGGTGCCGTCCAGACGAGCGAGGATCACGGCTTCCTTCGCTGTGGCGATTCTCTCGCCGAGTTCTTTGACGAGCCAGGACTCGAAGGCGTCGATGCTCTTGAACTTCATCTTCCGGGAGATGACGACATACTTCGTGATCTCGATGCCGTCCAGCGTGACGAGATCGAAGGCGTTCTGCTCGTCGTTTGCGACGTCTGCGCCTTCCGCCTTTCCGGTTGCATCGCCTGCGGTGATTCCGGTCCGGCGCGGAATGCCGAAGCCCTGGGTCATGCCGCTCTTCTCGGCGTCATCGTACATCGGGGCCTCAGACTCGACCAGGTCGATGATCTGGTTCAGGATCGGAGTCGGGACGACGCTTCCGCTGTTCGCGGTCGTATGGGTGAATGCTGCACGCTCTTCCTCGGTCATCTCGCCGAGCAGATGCACGCCGTCGCGGACGCAGAGGTTTTTCAGCCATGCGGACCGATACTCCGGAGAGCCTGCGTCATAGCTGCGGGTCTCGCGCTCTGCGGTCTGCGGGCGGCCGATGACGCGTCCGGCGCCTGCGGCGATGCTGTTCCGGATCTCAGTCCGGGCGGCGTTGGCGGCTCTGGCGCTGCGCTCGTCGGCGATCGCCTGGGCCTCGCTGCGAAGTTCTTCCAGGTTGGCGCCGTCCTGCGTCATCTCCTGGAGAATCTGATTCGCTCTTTCTTCGAGCTGTTCTGCGGTGTAATTGGTGAAGTCGTACATGATTTTTCTCCTTTTCTCAAGTTTTTATTATTTCGGCCTACGCACCGGCGAGCAGCTGACGGATCTCCCCTTGCAGCCGGTTCGCCTTCTGACGTTCTTCAGCGCGGAGCCGCTCCTGCTCCCGCAGGCCTTCGATCGCTCCGTCGGCGGCGCTGCGTGCTGAGATGTCGGTAGCCTCATTGGCCGGGATTGAGACGGCCGACACGTCGTATAGTTTCGATATTGATTCGATCGTGCGGAGGACCGTCGTCACATTATGTTCGTGATCCTCTTCGATCACTTCCCGTTTGTCCTTGCCCGCCAGGAAGCGGAAGGACATGCGGTCGGTATATCCGCCCTTGATCTCCTCGTAAAGCTGGCGGCCGAGTTCCGTGCCGCCGAGGTGCGCTCTGATTTTCAGACCGTGGTCATCGGTGGACAGCTCGAGGGTTTTGTTTCTCGTCCTGGCCATCACACGGCCGCTGTGGTCGTACTGGAAAATAACGTCCGCCATGTCGCAGTTGTCGAAGGCGTGCCGGTCGACCTGCTCCCGGACGCTGTCATCGCCGAAGT